GAGGGCTACAAGGCCGACGACCCGGTCTTCGCCGACGCGGTGAAGCTGTTCGAGGGCGAGAAGATCGCGCCCGAGGTGGCGCAGAAGCTGATCGATTTCACGGTCGAGCGGGACAAGGCGATTGCGAAGGCGGTCAACGACCAGTCCGCAGCGCAGTGGACCAAGCAGACCGGCGAATGGCGGGCGAACGCCGAAAAGGAGTTCTCCGCCGACCAACTGGGCAACGCCAAGACGGCGCTGGCCCAGGTCTTCGACAAGGAAACCGTCGCCTACCTCGAAGGGCTGGGGTTCACGAACCACCCCGGTCTGATCCGCGGCATGGTGAAGGTTTCGCAGGCGATCAAGGACGACACGTTCGTCACCGGCAATGCCGGGCGGGGGAACGGCGCGCTGGATCCCAAGTCTTTCTACCCGAACACCCAGCACAACTAGGAACCCTGAACCATGGCAACGCTTGCAGTGACCAACCCGACCCTGGCCGACTGGTCCAAGGTCATCGACCCCGACGGCACCACCGCGCAGGTGATCGAGCTGCTGTCGCAGATGAACGAGATCACCGACGACATGGTGTGGAACGAGGGCAACCTGCCCACCGGCCACCGCACCAGCGTCCGCACGACGCTCCCGTCCGGCACCTGGCGCCGGTTCAACGAAGGCGTCGCGCCGACCAAGTCGACGAGCGTCCAGATCACCGACTCCTGCGGCATGCTGGAGACGTACTCGGAGATCGACAAGGCGCTGGCCGACCTGAACGGCAACACCGCCGCCTATCGCCTGTCCGAGGATCGCGCCTTCCTCGAAGGCCTCACGCAGCAGATGGCCGCGACGCTGTTCTACGGCAACACCGCGACCAACCCCGAGCCGCGTTCATGGGGCTCGCGCCGCGCTACAACACGACCTCGACGGCGACCTCGCAGACCGCCAACAACTTCATTACCGGCGGCGGCAACGGCTCCGACAACACGTCGATCTACCTCGTCGGCTGGGGCGATCTCACCTGCCACGGCATCTTCCCGAAGGGCAGCAAGGCCGGCCTGTCGATGAAGGACCTCGGCGAGCAGACGATCCAGAACTCGGACGGCAGCCGCTTCCAGGCGTACCGCACCCACTACAAGTGGGACGCCGGCATCACCGTCCGAGACTGGCGGTATATCGTGCGCATCGGCAACATCGACGTGTCGGATCTCGCCGGCTCGACCCCGGCCGACCTCGTCAAGCTGATGATGCGGGCGATGAACAAGATCCCGAACCTCAAGATGTGCCGGCCGGCCTGGTACATGAACCGCACCACCAAGCAGTGGCTGGACATCCAGCGCAACCTCGGCGCCTCGGTCGCGGCCACGACGAACAACACCAACATCCGCCGCACGCTCGACGAGAGCGACGGCAAGATGTTCGACTCGTTCGGCGGCATTCCGATCCGGAAGGTCGACCAGATCACCCTCGCCGAAGCGACCGTGTCGTAAGCGGCAGCCCAGGAAAGGAACCCACACCATGATCTACGACAAGCTCAACACCTTCGGGACGGCGCAGGCCGTCACCGCGTCGGCCGCTTCGACCGACATCATCGACCTCGGCGCCGTTCGCGACATCGGCAACGGCGAGCCGCTCGAGCTGGTGATCCTGGTCGGCACGACCGTCACCGCCGACGGCTCGGCCACGGTCACGTTCGCGCTGCAGACCGACGACAACGACGGCTTCAGCTCGGCGGCGACCCTCGCCAGCACGGCGGCGATCGGCAAGGCCCTGCTGACGGCGGGCACCGAAGTCCTGCGCGTGAAGGTGCCGCTCGATGTCGAGCGCTACCTGCGCGTCTACTACACGGTGGCCACCGGCCCGCTGACGGCCGGCACCTTCACCGCGTTCCTCGCCCACGACCGCCAGGCCAACAAGGCCTACGCCTCGGGCTTCACCGTAAGCTGATCGGAGACTGATCCATGGCCAAGGCCGACACCGAAACCAAGCCGCGCGCGTACGTCGTCGTCGACAATCCCTTCTACGACGGCGTGCAGCTTCATCCCGTGGGCTCGCGCGTTCTCTGGGCCGGTCCGCCCAGCCAGTCGCTCGTTCCCTACGAGGAGCGCAACAACCGCCGCAGCACCACCGATGCGCCGATCTTCGGCGATCCGCTCGGTGGCCGCGGCGACGGTGCGGTGGTCAAGGCCGCCGATCCCAGCGCACCCGCCGTCCTGGTGCAGTGACCCACTACGGGGCCGGTCTTCGGATCGGCCCCGACTTCCATCCGGAGGCCCGATGAATCCGATCTTTCTCCAGAACGGCGGCCTCGGCGTCCGCATCGCAGCGACCAGCACGAGCCAGCGGGCCGAGTTGACCGGCGACGGCGACACCATCGTTGCCACCAACCTTGGCAGCGTGCCTGTCTTCATCCGCTTCGGCCGCAGCGACGTCGAGGCGACCACCTCCTGCTACCCGATCCTGCCGGGCGACAAGGAGCCCGACATCATGCTGAAGGGCTCCTCCGGCAGCTATGTCGCGGCGATCTGCGAATCGGGCCAGTCCGCCACCATCCTCCTCCACCGCGTCTCCCGCTGAGGCCCCGACCATGAACGCAATCTCCTTCATCAAGCGCGCGCTGCAAGGCGGCTCCGGCGGGGCAGTCCAGGTGGCCGACGACCAGCCGCTGCCGGTTACGGGCGGCGCCTTCAGCGACACCGTCACGCTCACGCGCACGGCCGACACGAACGCCTACACGGCGGGGGACGTTGTCGGAGCGGCGACGGGCAGCACGGCGGCGCTCGAGTTCGACGTCGGCTCCACGGCCGGCGGCGCGGTCCTGCTCACCACGGCGCAGCTTGCCATCAACCTGGCTGCCGTCCCCTCGGGCATGGGCAACTTCCGGCTCTACCTCTACAGCGTCACCCCTCCAAGCGCGCTGGGCGACAACGTGGCCTGGGACCTGCCTTCGGGCGATCGCACGGCCTTCCTCGGCTATGTCGATCTCGGCACGCCGGTCGACATGGGCTCGACGCTCTACGTCGAAGCCACGCACCTGGACAAGCAGGTGGTGGTGCCCTCGGGCGGCACCCTCTACGCCTATCTGGTGACGCAGGGTGCCTACACGCCCAGCTCGGCCGACGTGTTCCGCATCACCCTGAACAGCGTCGGCCTCTGACCGTGCGCCCGGCGCTGCAATACTACCTTCGGGGCGACCCGGTGGCGGCATGGGCCGATAAGGTCGTCTCGCTCGGCGGCACGGTTTCCGTTGCGCGCTTCGAGATCGTGCGGCAGTTCGTCGGGCTGCTGAGGACGCCGGGCATCTGGCCGCGCATCGACCAGTTGAACCCCTGGTGGGGCGAGAACTCGATCCAGGCGCGCGTCTGCCTGAAGTCGCTGCGGGTGGCGACGCCGATCAACAGCCCAACCTTTGAGGCGAGCCGGGGCTACACCGGGAACGGAACGACCTCTTATCTCGATACGGGGTTCCGGGCCGAAAGCATGGCCGTCGCGATTGCCGGCGGGTTCCATCACATCGGCGCGCAAATCCTGACCAACGTGTCAGGAACGATCAGTGTCATGGGAGCGTCCGGCGGCTCAACAACCCGCCTTCGCCCGCGTACCGGTTCCAACACGGTCGGCATTCAGATCGAATCTGCTCTGTCGGCCTTCTCGGATTCGGTTACGGACAGCACCGGCTACATCGCCGCCCAGCGCGCGGGAACGGCCACCGTCGAGGGCCGCAAGGACGATACGGCGTTGACGGACCTGACCATCGGGACATTAAGCACCGGCCTTCCGTCCAGCACGACCTACGTTTTGGCCCGCAATAACAGCGGCAGCCCTGCTGAGCTTTTTCCTGGCCAAGTCGGCCTAACCTACGAGGCCGCGCCTCTCACCTCCGCTCAATGGACGACCATGCGCGCGGCGATCCGCACGTTCGGGCAGGCCGTGGGCGCGGTGGCGTAGGGGGCCCGCGTGAGCCGTTACCGCTCCACCGCCCGCTTCGTCTCCGTCCCGCCGGGCTGTGCCGTCGGCACCGCGATCGACGGACAGACATTCGTCTCAAAACGCATCGTCTCGCCGATCCTGAGGATCACGGACGTGCGCGAGGGGACAGGCGGGCGCGTCGAGTTCCGCACCCGGAAAAAGCACGGCGTCGCAACCACGGCGACCTTCAATGTGCGCGCCGAGGGCTGGCACGGCACCACCGATATGGCCCACCCGATGAACGTCACGTCGGGCACGGTGACGGCGGTCGATGAATATTGGCTGGCGCTGGCGGGCACGCCCTTGGCGGCGTCGACCTTTCTCCACGGCCAGTGCTGGCGCAGCAGCGACACGCTGATCGATTCAGAGCCGGAATATACGGCGCTCATGCTGGCCGTGCAGGAGGCCGGCGGCGGCATCGTAGAGGCCCCGGTCGGCTATAGCGTCCTGTCCTCGACCTTGTATTTCCGCGAGGGTGTGTCGCTTTTTGGACAGGGCGTCGGCACCACCTACTTCTTCGCCAACGACAATCTTCCCGGCCATGTGATGCAATCGCTGGGCGTCGGCAACTTCTCCGCCGGCCGCTTCACGATCGCCTGCAATCGCCAGTATCAGGACCCCATCCTCGGCTTGCATGGCATGCGCTTCGGCGAGGACGACGTGACGACCTACAACGTCACGCTGACCGACTTCGTGATCGAGGGCGCGAAGGGCTATGGCATCGGCTGTCAGGCAAAGAACAGCGCCTTCGCCGGGTTCACGATCAAGGGCAAGATCATCGGCGCCGGCAGCGACGGCATCGACTTCAAGAACCGCGCCAACGAAAACGACCGGAACGAGATCGACGTCGAGGTGCAGCACTTCGGCCTCTACAAGATCGGCCGCTCGAATTTCCCGGCCTACGAGCTTCCGGACAATCCCTTCACCACAGTCAGCGGGTCGCCCAACGTCTCGGTCAGCCACCCGCTCAACAATATCTCCGTCGGGATCAAGGTCACGTTCGAGAACGTCGGCACGGTCGACGGCATCAACATGGCCAGCACCGGCACCGTCGTCAGCAAGATCTCGAACGGCTACGTCGTGGCGATGGGCCAGAATGCCAGCGTCGGCATCACCGGCACCGGCGGCTCGGGCATCCTTGAACACGCCCAGCAGTTCTCCAGCGGCGACGCCGGGGTGGATATCCGAGGCCGTGGCGTCCGCGTCTTTGCCCGCGTTTCAAGCGATCTCCGGGGCGCGAACCGGCGTGCGCTGCAGGCCCGGCACGGCGCTATCAAACAACGGCGAGGGCGCGGTCTATTCCTCCGTCTCCGCCATCGTCACGAACACGAATGCCTCGACCACCAACGCCAACGGGATCAGCGTCGGCGCACAGGGCATCATCGTTCCGTGGGCGATCTTCCGGAACGTGCAGCGCGGGCTCTTCGTCCGGGGCACGTCCGCCGACTGCATCTTCAGCAACATCGAAGCCAACGGATGCGGGACCGGCGCCTCGATTGGCGGCAACAGCAACACCGTCAACGGCCTTACGGCCTACGCCTGCACCACTGGCCTTTCCCTGGTGGGCGGCTCCGTCGTCGACTCTGATGCCCTGCCGGAAGACGCCTTCACGTCGGAGATCGGCTCCAACGTCGTCAACGTCGAGTTGCCGGGGCATGGCCGGACGACCGGCGACCTCGTGACGATTGAGAACGCCACCATCGATCACGGCGTCGATCCGAATGTGGCCGCCAGTGCCATAACGGTTGTGGACGGCAACAACTTCACCATTGTCGTCGGCTCCACGGCCACGGAAGAAGGCCCGTTCGGCGGCGAAAATGCCAGCTACAGCTTCGGCACGATCCCGACCGGCACCGGGTTGATCTGCAACCTGATCAGCACCCACGGCTGCACCCTCGGCATCAATGTCGGGGCGGGCGTCACCGCCGCGCAGATGGGCCTTCGCCAGAGCAATGGAGACGTGACGGCTGCTACCGACAGCGGCACCAGCACCGTATGGACGCCTGCCCTATGAGCGGAGATCGGCAAGCATGAGCGAGATGGAATCGCCGAAGTTCGAGAACCGGGTTTCAACCGGCAATTACATCACGATCGCCTTCGGCGTGATCGCGCTGGCCGTCACCTGGGGCGCGCTGCAGTCGGATCTTCGGGCGCTCGCGCAGCGCGTGGAGAGCGGCGAGAAGCGCGACGACAAGACGTCCGAGACACTCGACACGATGAAGTCCGCGCTGATCGAGCTACGGGCCGACAGCAAGGCCACAAAGGCAGAGGTCGAGCGCATGGGGCGGCAGCTCGACCGCATCGTCGAGAGCCACCGCACGCCGGCGCAACCCCCGAGAGGCAACCCATGATCGACTATCAGTCAGCAGCCGACCGGATCGGCGTCGAGCTTGCCGCCGTCAAGGCCATCGCCGAGGTCGAGAGCAGCGGGCGCGGCTTCCGCGACGGGCTGCCGATCATCCGGCTCGAGGCCCACTGGTTCGGCAAGCTCACCGGCTACCAGTTCAACGAGAGCCACCCGCATATCTCGTGCCGGGCGTGGACGCCGTCGCTGGCCGCGCGCAACCAGGGCGAGGCGTGGGCGCAGTTCGACGAAGCCGCGGCGCTGGACGAGGGCGCGGCCATCCAGTCGACGAGCTGGGGCGCCTACCAGATCATGGGGTTTCATTGGAAGACGCTGGGCTATGACAGCCCGCAGGCCATGCGCGAGGCGATGGGGACCGACGCGGGGCAGCTCGACGCTTTCGTGCGGTTCATCAACGCCGACGCGGTGCTGGTCGACGCGCTGCGTCGCAAGGACTGGCACGCCTTCGCCGCCCGCTACAACGGGCTGGGTCAGGTCGAGCGCTATGCCGGCCTGATGGCTGCGGCCTACGAAAGGAACCTCTGATGCCGCTTATTCCCCTGCTGCTCGGCCTCGCGCCGACCGTCGCTTCGTGGATCATGGGCGACAAGACCGGCGCCGCGGTGTCGAAGATCACCGGCATCGCGCAGGACATCTTGGGCACCACGGACGCCGACGGCATCGATCGGGCGATCGCCGCCGATCCCAACCTCGCACTGCAGTTCAAGATGGCCGTGCTGCAGGCGGAAGCCGACGCGCGGAACCACGAAGCGCAGATGAACCGGCAGGCGCTGGAGGAGCTGAACGCCCGCATCGCCGACGTGGCGTCCGCGCGCAGCCAGACCGTCGAGCTTGCCAAGGTCGGCAGCGCCATCGCCTGGGGCTCGCCCATCGTGTCCGTGCTGGCGATCGTCGTGTTCGCCGGCTTTGTCTATATGCTGTTCGCCAAGACCGTGCCGGAGGGCATGAAGGAGGCCTTGCTGCTGCTCGGCGGCTCGGCGGCCACCGGCTACGGCATGGTGCTGTCCTACTGGCTGGGCTCGTCCAGTGGCTCGGCTCAGAAGACGGTAGCGCTCGAAAAGGCGGCGGCGGCGGGGAGGGGCTGATGGCTACCGACGTCGACATCGCCAACATGGTCTGCGGCCGGCTGGGCACCCGCGCCACGATCGCCGACCTGACCGAGAACAGCACCGAGGCCCGCGAGATCAACCGCTGGTACGCAACCATCCGCGACGACCTGCAGGGCGTGCTGGACTGGAACTTCAACCGCATCACGCGCGCCCTGTCGTTGTCCGGCACGGCGCCGGCGCGCTGGGGCTACAGCTACGCCTACCCGTCGGACTGCCTGAAGATGTGGCGCCTCGACTTCGCGGGCGGCTGGTACTGGCACCGCTGGAACGGCCTGGCCATCCCGTTCGAGATCGCATCGGACGGCACCAATCAGTTCCTGCTCTGCAACGACTCGATCACGACGGCGGTGTTCAGCCAGCGGGTGACGGACCCGGCGCGCTTCAGCCCGGCCTTCGTGCTGGCCTTCGTCGAGTGCCTTGCCGCGGCTACCGCCCTGGCGATCACCCAGAAGGCCGACCTTGCCGAGCGCCTCGCGCGCCGGGCACAGGACCACGTCGAGAAGGCGATGGTCGACAGCGCGAACGAGCAGTCGACGACGGACCGTTTCCAAGTCGCCGAATCGCTGGCCGTGCGCGGCTATGAGGACGCCCCCTTCGGCTGGCTGGGCGGGTATCGCTGATGGCGATGCCGCTCGTCCTGCCGAGCTTCGCCGCCGGGGAACTGTCCCCGGCGCTGCATGGCCGCGTCGATCTGGCGAAGTACCAGGTGGGCCTTGCGACCTGCCTCAACTGGTTCATCCACCCGTTCGGCGGGGCCTCCACCCGCGCGGGAACGGCCTTCGTCGGGCAGGTGCTGAACGCCGCCAAGCGGCCGCGGCTGGTGCCCTTCGCCTTCAACACCGAGCAGACCTACGTGCTGGAGTTCGGCGACCAGCAGATGCGGGTCGTCAAGGACGGCGGCCACGTCCTCGAAAACGCCGTAACCATCACCGGAATCACCCGCAACAACCCCGGCGTCGTCAGCACCTCGGGCGCGCATGGCTACTCGACCGGCGATACGGTGTTCATTCAGGACGCCGCGGGCATGACGGAGATCAACCGCCGCCAGCTCGCCATCACCGCCCTGACCGCCACCACCTTCGCCGTGGGCATCGACACCTCGGGCTACGGCACCTGGACCTCGGGCGGCACGGTGGCCCGGCTCTACACCCTGGCGACGCCCTATGTGACGGCCGATCTGCCGCGGCTCAAGTTCGTGCAGAGCGCCGACACGATGACGCTCACCCACCCGTCCTACGCCCCGCGCAACCTGACCCGCAGCGGCCATGCGTCATGGTCCCTGACCACCATCACCTATGCCCCGACGCAGCAGCCGCCGACGGCGCTGGCCACGACCTCGGCCGGCTCGGGCTTCGACTATGTCGTCACCGCCGTCAGCGAGGAAACCGGCGAGGAATCGGTCGCCTCGGCCTCGGTCTCGTCCGGCATCCAGACCTCGACCATCACCTGGACGAACGCCGCCGGCGCCAACTCCTACAACGTCTACAAGGGCAAGAACGGAATCTATGGCTTCATCGGCCGTTCCGGTGACGGCGCGACCGGTTTCACCGATACCACCGTGGCGCCCGACACCTCCGACACGCCGCCGGAGGACCGCAATCCCTTCGACACGACCGACCACTATCCCGGCTGCTCGACCTACCACGAGGGCCGCCAGTGGTACGCCCGCACCAACCAGAAGCCGCAGACGCTCTATTCCTCGGCCTCG